GAAGAGCTTGACCTTGCTAAGCTTGACGGTTCCGAGAGCGGCTTTGAGGGTCTGGAAGACCTTGAAGGTGAAGAGGAAGGTCTTGAAGGTGGACTTGAGGGCGATGGCGACGAGCATGAGCATGAGCATGAGCTAGACTTCGCCAAGGTGTTCGATGAGGGCGACATGGAAGAAAAGGCTGCGTCTCTTGCCAACGAAGGCGACGAGAAGCAAGCTGGTGAAGAGGACGACTTCTTTACACCATCCGCTGCATCTTCACTTGAAGCTTCACTGGATGACGATGGTATGGCCGATATGCATAGCATGTTCTCCATGCAGGGTGCTGACGGTGACCCACTCGCTTCTCTTATCGCCGGTTTCAAGACCGCTGAGCAGGTAGCTGGTATGGATGTTGTTGAGTCTTTCAGCGAGGCTGCTGAGCACTTCAAGCAGGACGAGGCCGCAAGCGATGACCGTGACACCGAGTCTGACCATTCAGATACTCTGTGGGCGGAAACCATCAAGGACATCACTCCTGAGACACAGGGTGCAAAGCGCACTCCTCAGGACAGCACTAACAAGCTGGAGAAGCCCAAGGCCGCTGTGTTGAAGAAGATTAAGACCACCACAGCCTCTGACAACAAGCAACCTTCTCGCTTTGATATTGGTGAGGCGTTGTTCGGTCGGGATGAGGATTAACTTACATTACACTACATACAACCAAAAGCCCCCGGCCAAAACCGGGGGCTTTTAATTTAGTAATTTATGTTCAAATTAAAAGCTAAGCTGAAAAAATACATCGCAAGTGAATGAACTTCTACACTACTCATTCCTCTCTATGTACGAAGTGTCTGCCTCACCTATAGTTCACGGTCGTCTCCTCGACTAAGAATTGGGTGGGGGTGACAAATAAAAACTTCTACATGGAGAAACAATACTATGGCTCTTAAGCTCCAGTATTATGGTCAGAATGACTCACAGTGGTCTCCTGACGTTGTTCTCACGGGCGACCCCGGTACCGACCAGCAAACGCTGACGGCTGCTGGGTACCTTGGTGGCAAGATCGTGAAGTTGGCAGTTCCTGCAAACTTCACCTCGGTCGAAGCTGCTATCTCCCCGTGTGATGCCGACACCTATCTTCCATTTGGCACCCTCATCAATGGCCCCGGCGAGTTTTCCGGTGCGATTGGCCCTTCGGGTTCCAAGAAGGCTCCGATTGTCCGCGCTCTCTGGCAGGGCAACATTAACTCGGAAGCCTACGACGCAAACGCGACGTTCGTCATCGGTACTTACGTCTACTGCGGCGGCACCACTCACTCGAACATTGGGTTTTATACCTCGTCTGCTCTCAAGGGCACCGTGTCCGGTAACCCGGCTGCTGGTATCTGCACCCACGTTCCTACCACTGCTGAGCCTTGGCTTGGTGTTGCGTCACTGCTCTAAGAGAGAAAAGGAAAAAGAATATGGCAAACCTATCTCGCACACAGCAGCAGACTGCAATGCTTGGTCAACTGCTTAAGACAGCCGGTGGTCGTCAGAAGCTCGCTGCTTCTCTCGGACCGTCATTGCGCCGTCGTCGCGACTATATGAGCATTGCTCGTAAGGCGTTGATGGTTGAAACTCTACCCGATGGAGCCCTGCCCATCTACGATAAGGAATTTGACACTGCTGCCATGACCGTGGGCTCGACCCCCGGTGGCTCATTCGTTGAAGCCTTCGTCGTTGGTGAAGAAGGCGGCGACATCGTCCGTGTAACAAAGCCAAAGCGTGTTACGGTTCCGACTTTCGAAATCGTATCCAACCCCATGATTCCGATCACGCAGATTAAGGAACGCCGCTTCGATTTGGTCGCCCGTTCTTTGAACCTCGCGAAGGCCGAAGTGGGCGCTGCCGAAGACGGCTACGTCTTCACCCTGTTCGACGCTGTTGCTGCGGCTGCTGCTAGTAAGACCACCAGCGACCCAGTCTACAACGTAGACATCGCGATTTCTGCTCCTATCGACATCAACAGCCTTGCTGATGGTTTCGGTCAGGTTCAGCGTCACGACTTGTCGGTTGCTTTCCTGTTCTTCAACCCCCGCGATTATACGGACTTGTTGAAGTGGACGCAGCAGAACATCGACCGCGAAACCCAGCGTAAGCTGCTCAAGACTGGTGTTATGGGTTACCTGTGGGGCGCAACATTGCTCCAGTCCCGTAAGATTGGTTACGGTTGCGTATACATCTTGGCCGACGCAGAGTTCCTTGGCGTTATCCCTGAGCGTATCCCGCTGACCGTCATGAGCGCCGACCGTCCTGACCTCCGTCAGATTGGCTTCTCGATCTTCGAGAACTTGGGCTTCCTCGTGTTTAACCCGTCAGGTGTGCAGCGTTTGACCGTCACTGGTCGTTACAACTCCGCATCCAACATTGGTGAGAACTAAGCAGTTAGTTCCATTGATTTAACAAAAAGCGGTGACGAAAGTCACCGCTTTTTTAGTATTAGATGATTGAAACCATGAAACCCTATCAATATTGGCTGGAACAAAAATGGAGTAGGCTTCGTCTTGATCCTGCCCAAGTGCTTCCTGAACAATTCAATCAGACATTAAAGAAATTTAGGTTTTTATGTGATTGTGGGAACACCAAAGAAATCGCCTTTTCTAGTGTACTTGCCGGTAGAACCACCTCTTGCGGTTGTAGAAACAAGGAAGTGTCTCGTGCAAGGCGTCAGGTAGATTTGTTAGGGAGAAAATTCGGACGCCTCACTGTGGTGTCTTTAGATCACACAGAATCTAAAGGTAGGAAGTTTTGGAAATGTATCTGCGCTTGCGAGACCTTCAGTGTAGTTGCTGCTTGTCATTTATTAAGTGGTCACACAAGTTCTTGTGGTTGTTTGATGCGGGAACGAACAAGTCAAGCTAATTTTGTAGATTTGAAAGGTAAACGGTTCGGGCTGCTTGAAGTTACACACGTTGCTGACATTGGACAAGGGGGTAAGTATAGGTGGTTCTGTAAATGTGACTGTGGAAGCGTCCATAAGGTATACGGGGATTCACTTGTACAGGGATCGACCAATTCATGTGGTTGCGCTCAGATGGGTGTTTCAGAAAACTCACCAGCGGGAGAGATTTATCAGGAAGTTTTAACCCTGTTTCCCGACGCTCAATTCAATGTTAGTTTGTCTCAACTTAACATCTCGACCCGGATGTCCGTAGATATTTGGATTCCTTCTATTTTGACCGCCATTGAGTATCACGGGCTCGTGTGGCATTCAGAAAGATATAGAAAAAGACTGGACTACGAAAAGTACAAACTGTGTATGACTAATAACATACGCCTCTTTCAAGTGTACGAGGATGAATGGAGAGACCGCAGGGGGGTTGTAACTCAATATTTGCGTATGTTATCAGGAGTGAAAGGGAAGAGGGTTAAACCCGTTTTCTCGATAGAGACCACTTCTTTTGAAGTGACTGATTTTTTGGATAAACATCACTATTTGGGGTCAGCCGGAGGTTCGACAATCGTGGTTGCACGACATCCGACATCACGAGAAGTGATAGGGGCGTGGGTATTTATGAAGAGGGAAGAGGGCACTGTGTTATGGCATAGGGCTTGTTGGAATCACGAGTATAGAGCTTGGAACCCACACGAAAGCGCCTTGAATCTGGCTAAGCCGATTTTGCGTAATTTAGGGTTTAGGCGCATTGTTACATTCAGCGATAATAGATGGCATCAGGGAGATATGTACTCTAAACAGGGGTTTGTGTTGGAGCAACATCTGCCTCCTGACTATGGGTATACACGTAACGGTCGTCGTGTGTCCAAGTATGCCCTACGAGTTAAAGCGGGTATGGATGAAAGGGAAGAAGCAAAAACAAATGGTTGGTATCGGATTTGGGACAGTGGAAAGAAACGGTATTCTCTTCCCTTGTAAGTTACCCAATATCTGCCCCTTTATTGAGTATTAGTGTCTGAGGAGGCGCGTCTGTAGCCCATGATAAAATCTTACCTAGCTAAAACTACGATCAACTTCGTGGACTTTGAGTTCTACATTCGCCCCGGTGATTTATTGGTGCATGATGTGGCGAACCAGAACCGCCTGACCGTGTACCGTAATGGGCAGATTGTGAAGGTGGTTAAGCAAACTTCCATCGGAATCGACGCTTTCCTGAAGAACAAATTCATTGAGCCTATCAAGGCCGAGGTGCTTCCTGCGGTAGTCGCGGCTCCTGAGCCCCTCCCAATACCTGAGAAGCCCCCTGTACGCACCGCAGAGCCCAAGAAAGCGGCTCCGGTTGTAAAGCCGGAGGTTAAGTCAGAGTTAGAGCCATCAAAGGTGGAAAAGATTGAAGCGGATGAACCTCTCGTCAAAACCATATAACCAAAAGGGTAGGTAATCTTGTCTCGCGTCCTGCGGGAAATGCATACGGGGGCTTCTTTGTGGCCGCTGTAACTCGGCTCTTGAGCGACTAGAAACAGTAGATGATTGGGAGAACAAAGCACGGGAGTACCTTTCGAGCTATGGTCTTCCTAGATAGAGGCGTTTTAGGTTCAATGGCGAAATCGTATCCATCACAGGTTACCGCAGAGTGGCTTAAGAAATACATGACTAAACTCCATTTCGGTCGTGTCCATCCGGATGAACTGGAGTATATGGATACCGATTGGGACAATCCTGTTTTCATTAGTGGCAGCTTCAAGCTTGTCCGCGTGCCTCTGAGTAAGCTCATCAACACAGTTCCCAGTGGTACAGATGAGATGCTGGCAGAAGACTACGCTGAATTGAAAACCCCCTTCCCTCCGATTGTTCTTGACAGCAGATATAACATTCTGGACGGCAATCATCGGGCGATGGCTGCATCGTTCCGTGGCGACAAAGACATTCAGGCATACATGCCTGTCGGTAAGAAGGTCGGCTTCCTTACGATTCGTTTGGGCTCCCTGTCTGCCCCTCACACCAAAGTAGCTATTTCAGTTCCTGAATTGGTTAGCCAGACCAACAGTTTTAGTGTGAAGCGTCGTCCATCCTGCGATGCTACTCTCCTCGATTCAAACCCCAAGGAACTGTTTCTTCATTACAATGTGAAGTGTCGCGAGTCGTACTCCTCCCCGGAAGGGCACGACGTGCGTGTCAAGTTCGATGTGTCTCAAGTTCAGGATACACAGAACGCCAATGACCTCGATGTGCAATTGAACTGTTCATGCCCTGCGTTTCTCTACTGGGGGGCTCAGTGGAACCTGCACCAGCGTGATGGCCTTCTCGGCAAGCCTCGCCCGGAACTTGTAGCTCCAACTGAGCGCCTCGACCTGCGTGGCAACTTCGTTATCTGCAAGCACTGCAAGGCTGTCCTAGAAAGGATTATCCCCTCTGTCCAGCACAACATCATCAACATCGTTCGTGAGATAGAAGTCCGTAAAAACAAGGAGCAGTTGAAACAGAAGGAAACTCCTGAAAGTCCCGACCGCCTGAAGAAACGTCAGGATGAAATGAAAAAGCGTCAGGAAATAAAACGCATCCGCAAGATGAAGAATAAGGAGATTCAGCGTAAGCTGCTCGATGCTCTTCGTCAGCAACAGGAAGGCGACAAAACTCTCGATAAGGTCAAACAGAAAGAGACTGAGGATGCCCCGGATGTTGTTAGCCGTGATGAACCCGCTACAGATATTCCCGTGGTAGAAACCACTAAGTACGAGGACATCACTAAGGAGGAGCCGGAGGATGAGGAAGACTTGACCGCCCTCACTGAGAATGAAGAGCAGAAGCTTCGTGAGGAACAACACAAGAAGATTAAACACCAGCCCCACTTGCATAAAGGGCTACCGTATGAAGCTGAGGAAGAGAAGCAGGATCATGGGCACAAGGTACCAACGGATGAAGAATTGATCGAAGCATTGGATGCTACTCGTGAGAAGGTGGAGAGGTCTACTGAGAGAACAAAGCAATTCCTTGACGACATGAAAAAACGAAGGAAGCAGACTTCACTAGAAGCTTCTTTATTGGATGCTGTGGCGGAGGGCACCGATGTCTAATATGCGTGTTGAAACTAATGCTCCTTACCCTAATAGGATTCAATGGATTTTAGGAACTTACACTGGTCCGTTTACGCAAGCAGGACCGCTGGTCTCATTTGACCCGCGTCGAGATTTGGAAGTCTATGTGGATGGGGCATTGATCCCTATAAGTAGCTTCACGTTCGACAATAATAGCACGCATACCAATAATGTTCGTTACCTACTTTACATGAATCAGAGCATCAATTTGCAGGGCGTAGTTCAGGTCATACATCACATGCCTAACCCACCCTTCCAGTCATCGCAAGTGTTGCCGGGGTTTGCTCTTTTAGGTAGTTATAGTTCCAGTGGAGATGTCCTTCCTCCTTCAACAACCCTCAGCTTCACTATAGCCCCCAACCCCGTTGCCTCTGCCACTGAGATAGTTCTCACTTGGACTACAACAAATGCGCTTTCTATTCAGTTTCTTGCGAATAACGGAGTTGACCTTCCTTTCTCCTCGGGGGTTATAACCACTAGTTTGAGTTCAGGGTCATACACAATCACCTCAGGTTTTTCTGTGACAACAAACATCCTCATGCTGGCAGAGACCTTAGCTGGGGGGGTTATGTCTTCAATAGAAACAGTCACTGTAACGTAAAAACTGAATATCATTCTCTCTGTATGTAGGTTCAAATAGGAGAACCCCAAATGGCTAACAAAATTGCAAAAATCGACGCTGATGCGATGAACTCACTCTTCGCTTCAGAACTCACCAAGGCTGGTATCAAGGTCGCAGCGGCGGATGACAAGGGAATTATTAACGCACCACAAGCCTTCGAAGACCACCAATCCTACCTTGAAACCTTGAAGTCGGTTATGGCGGAAGACTCTAAGTCCGACTTCGCAGAAAATGACCCCATCCAAGACTGAAGGCCCATGTAAATGCTTATCTACCGTGTGACAAATACGGTAAATGACAAAGTTTACATAGGTAAATGGAGTCACCCTACTGTTGACCATCGTTGGCGGCTGCATAAGTCTGCCGCCAAGAAGGGTAGCCCTTACTATTTTCACAGAGCCTTGCGTAAGTATGGTTTTGACGCATTCAAAGTGGAAGTCATAGATAGGGCGGGGACAGGTGAAGAACTCGCTGATATGGAGAAGAAGTACATATCTCTGTATCAGTCCAATAATCCTGTGTTGGGTTACAACATGACTATTGGTGGCGAGGGCACTTCTGGTTTCAAAATGCCTGAAGAGTGGAAAAAGTGGAAATCGGGTCACTCAAAGAGATTCTGGAGCGACCCCGATTATTGTGCTTTACAGACCCGAAGTCATCAGGAATGGTGGACACCCCAACGTAGAGCAGACCAGTCAAAGCTACAGGCTACAAAAACAGGGTTAGCATCTCCTCGAAGTAGAAAAGTTAGATGCATCAACACGGGAGAGACGTTTGATTCGGTTAACTTGGCCGTGGCTTCATTTGGGCTGAAAAAGGGGAGTAACCTCTCATTTGCTATACGTCAGGGTAAGAAGTTTCGAGAGAAAGATTGGGAATATGCCAAACTCTAAGTTCTCCTCTCTTATTCGTGCTGGTTCTATCGTTCACACCATCGACGGTGGGGTATATCGCTGCATGTCTAAAATCGCATGTGGTGGAGAAACACATATCCGTCTAGCTAACCTGCAAGGTACAAGTGTACCCACCCCGGTTAACCTCCGTCCCATCAGCCCAGCCCTCGCACGCTTCGCATCATGGATGCGTTGGGTTGTTGCCTATAACAAAGACTTTGACCTCTATGTCAAAGAGTACATTCGTGCCGCAGGGCTACCAGTAGACCCCGCCATGGATTGGTCAAAGATGTTGCAAACCACAGTTACTCCCCGACTGGTTTCCAAAGACCCTGAGGTTCAGGACGAGGCGCTTCACCACCTCATTATCAAGTTGCTCGTGGAACGCAGCATCCTTTCCAACTTCAATACAGCTATCGCCAAGTTTCCCCCTCATGTTCAAGCACTGCCCTTGGAGAAGCAGGTCAATGCCTTTCTACTTCAAAACTTCATTTGGTATATTGGCAAAGCGAATAGCTACATTAAACAGGTCATCTTTCAAGATGACGCCAACTCCATGTTCAGTGAGGGAACGGCTGGTCATGAGGGTGAGGACATCAATACCCTTGACACCGAGGAGCACGCTACTGGCACTCAAGCATACGATGCGATTGATTCTGATGTTGATGTGCAGACCTTCCTTCGGGGGTTTGTAAAATACCTCTCAGATAGGTTTCGCAAAGAAACAGTGGCTCAGTACGTGGCTTTGTTCAATGTCCTTTATGCCCATCTAAGGGAAGGTGATTTACCCAGTTCTGGTTTGAAGAATCAGGTTAAACAAATAGGGGAAGATGGGGAGCCCATTATCTTCAATATTCCCACTCTTTATGACGAGTGGAAAGAAGAGATAGGGATTACCAAATCTCACGCTTGGTTCAAAGTCTTGTTCTCTAACCTACCTAAGCTGATCGACACCTATGTCACCCATAATTTGCACGATGAGGAGGTTAATACCTTCATCGAAGTCATGCAAAACATCGGTAAGGAACAGAAGAAGGTTGAAGTCCCATCCCACCCCGTTCCAGCAGCGGCGACCGCTTCTGTCATGGGTGGTCTCAAGCTTGCCGAGGAAGACTTCCCCATCAATCAAACGGTTGAATCAGGAAGTAGCGACAACAATAACTCAGGTGGCATGTCGCTGGGTGATTTGGGTAGCTCAGTAGGGGATGCTGGTGAAGCTGCAAGTGGGGCTGGTGAGGCTTTGGAAGCTCTCGCTCCTCTGGCTGTTGTAGCCACTCAGTGGGAAGTCCCCAAGTGCAAGAGTTGTGGCAAAGAGAGCAACAGAGACTGCCCTGCCTGTCAGGAGAAGTTCTGTGGCGACTGCATGTTGAATCACCATGCTAACAACCCGAGTCACGACCGCATCGCTTCTGCAAAGAAGAAGGCCGCTCTTGACAAACTTATTGATGATTTTGTGGGGTTATAAATGGCAGATATTCTAGTCAATGACGAGGGTTCAGTTATCATGTTCACACCAAGGTCCGACGCCGGTCGGGAATGGGTGGACGAGAACCTTGGTCTGGAATCTTGGCAATGGTTGGGTGATTCCTTCGCTGTTGAGTGGAGGTATGCTCCTGATATTGTACGGGGTATGCTGGATGACGGCCTTGAGGTTATTCCAGCGTGTCATGAGGTTACAGATGATGACCGAAAGTGGCTCTCTGAGTTGGGTATTACAGCTTCAAAGACAGCCGCTGAGCCCCAAGTAAACCTTCGCCCCGAGACAGAGCCGGATACCACTACGCAGGTGCCACAACAAGCTGCTCCCGGCCTAAGACCGGGTGCTGCTGTCGTTGTGCCCGGATCACAACCGTCGCAGGAAAAACACACCGTGCTCCCTGAACTCCCGAACGCAAGGTTTCACATGGCGGATGGGTATGGTGCCGATAATGTAAGAACCGAGTCTCTTGATAACTTGAAGAATGAAGCTCAGGAGACAGCAACGTTTAGAGGCCATGACCTTTCTCCGTGGAAATCCATTAACAATTACATCGAAGAGGCTACCTGTCGTGGCTGCAATGCATACGTTAGAGTGAACATAAACCCAGCCCCTAATGATATTGACATTGGAGGCGATGCGGTTGCTTTGAACTGTGAGAAGAAGCTGAAGGAATTCGGCGAGAATGAAGTCCCTGAGTTTAGTGAGGAAGATAAAGCATCCCTGCGTGGCTTAGGTGTTATGGCTAAGCTGGCACGCGGCGGTTGGAAGCGTATCTCCATGTCCACCGTGCAAAGTGATGACGACCGCTTCACTATCACGATCATCGACCCTACCCGACGTGGTAAATGGTTCCTCTTGAAAGACCTTGAAACAGGTGAGTCCTACGAAGTACGAACCATGACCGATGCCAAGAAGAAGGCGTTGAGTATTCGTGGTGATTCTTCTGTTGAAGAGGAGCTAGACCCGTATGAAGATGACGACCTTATGCCTGAGTATGAACCTTCAGAGGACTTGCTGAAGGCGGCGGGGGTTAAACCCACTGGTTACAGCATGAATTCAGAGCAAGAAGGCGAGAGGTTGCAGCATCAGAAACTCCGTCGTCGCTATCTCTATCTTGCTGGAAAACCGCGTACTCCCGAGACCGTTGCCAAGCTGGAAGCGGCCATTAAAGAACTTACTGAGTTCGAACGAACTCATAAACTTTCAACTTTGAAAACCCCATATAGACCCGCAAAACAAGCGGTGGAGGAAACCATGGCTACATCAAGTAAAGGAAACAAGAAGGCAACCACGACCAAAGAAGCTTCCACCAAGTGGGCTCGTTTGCGTCAAGTTGCTGCTGAAGAGCCCAAGGAGGCTGATGCCGCGATTGCAGAACTCGCTGAGGCTCTCGGCATCATGGCCGACTCATTACACAACCTGCGGACTAACCTCGATTTGATCGAGGCTCCCAAGACCGCAAGCATCAAGGTTCGTGTGGCGACCGCACGCAAGTACGCGGCCAAGTTTCGCGAACTGGCAAGTGAGGCACCTGAAGTTATCGCCGACGCTTTGAGTGAAGTCTATCATTCACTCGATGATGTCGCTGGTGCTGTAGAAACTCTGGCAGAGAATCTCGGCATTGAACTCAACCTATCCCCCGCTGAAGAAGCGTTTGGTGAAGAAGGTAAAGAAGAGTTGAATGGTGAATATCCTTCAGAAGAAGCTGAAGAGCCTGAGGTCGATGAAGAGGAATTCGAAGAGGGCAAGGAAGAGCTTGAATCTCCCGAAGCTGAACCGGCTGAAGAACAGCTTGATGAGGAAATCGAGAAGGAAGCTGGCAGCATCGAGTTTGTCAGTGACCGTGACGAACAGGCTGATCCCAAGGCTCCAGTTATTGCCGCCAAGAAGAAAAAGGAACTCCCTGATTTCTTGAAGAAGAAAAAGGATGAGAAGGGCGACGACAAGGAAAAGGATAAGAAGAAAGAGAAGAAGGCTGACGGTGGTGCCGCTTTTGTAACGGACAGCGACAACAACGCCAAGCCCGAGGCTCCTTCTAAGACCGAATCCCCGGTGGCTCAGGGGACGACTGAGGTAGGTAAGGCTGCTGCGGCAAAACGTGAGGCTCTCCGCCAACGTATCGCCAAGCGTCACGGTATTACACTATAGTAGTTAGCCTACCCAAGTGTACGAGGAACAACAGGGGCACCTTATGGGTGCCCCATTTTTTGGTGTCATATATGGAGCCATAATCCCTTTACGGCTCCATATATGACGCTTTTCAGAAAAACCAAAATAATTTCCCAAAATACTATCTAAAACCATGGTGACCTCGGTATACTAGGTACATGAGCATGGAACAGACAAACCGCCGCAAGCATGTGATCCAGATGAATCGCCGTGAAGCCGACGAAGTCACCAGCTTTGTTAACTCCGTTCGGACATGGAAGGGTTTTAACCAGACGCATATCACTGAGCGTAAAGCGAAGTGGAATGTGACCGACTCCGAGATTGTCTCCGCTCTTCAGACCGGCGAAATCATCGAAGTCCACAACAACGTCCCCGGCGAACTCCGGGCGGTTATCCGTCAGGACATCGGCCTTCGCAGTATCTGCGTGACTGTTAGCCTGACCACGAAGTCGGTTGTGACCATGTGGGTCAACACCACGAACGACAGCCACGCCACTCTCCGTATGGAAGAGTATGGCTGGCAGATAAATCTGGTTGCTTTGATGGCAGCTTTCCGCAGGACAGTTGCCGCGTAGGTTGAGTTGTTAAATCAAAATCAGTTGGAGGAAACCATGGGTGTTCTGACAGTTTATGCGATTCTCGTCAATGGCGTTGAAGTGAAGCGCCGTGTCCACTACCGCGATGCCAGCTACCACGCCAACAAGCTTCGTAGGGAGCATGGGGTGTACAACGTTTGGCTTCGCCCCCACTTCGAACTGATGTCCATCGCCTAATCGACTTTCCCCGCCGCCCACACCATGTGACGCGACCTATGCAAGGCCACCACCTAAGAGGCAACGGCGGGGATTTGTGAGTGAGTTTGGAGACGTGGGTTCGACTCCCACCTGAGGGCCTAGCCTTCGGACGTAGCTCGGTTGGCAAGATACCAACCCACTCACATAAGATAGACCGGAAGGGCTCCACACGGAGTGGCTCCGGTCGGGGGTTGGCGGAACCCTTTAAGAAAATCCGCCTATTATGGGGAGCATGATTGTCTGAGCTATCGAGGGTGTACAACCACGTTAGCTTGGTCGTGGGTTTGATTCCCACACGTCCCCACCAAGTTTCGTCCGGGTGGACTGAAGGGCCGCAGTGATGGTCCTAATTTTTTCCTAAAAACTATCCAAAACCTATACACTCCCGGTATACTAGACGTATGAGAATTCCTATCAAAACCCTCTGGAAGACCTCTAACGTGTTTAAGAAGATGGTTGTCATTTTCTTCCTGCATGTCGTGGTCTTCTTCTTCCTACTCATCACCGGCCTTGTCGGCGTAGTGAAGCAAGAGTGGGTTGGCCTCGTCTTCATCATCCTCGCCGGTCGTGAGTCTTGGTGGATTAGCAAGCTGGCTCAGGAACTTGACCGCGTGCGCGGCTATCGGAGTACCTATTAATGGCTAAGCTCACCGCAGCAACCGTCAACAAGGCCCTTAAAGCCGCTGGTCACCCGGAACGACTCGTACAGGCTGAAGGCTATGCTTACTTCACCGAGGGCAACCGCATTACCGACGTGCAGGATTTGCAGTGGTGGCTCGCCCAACACACCAGTCTCAAGGCCGGGTACGAGTACCAGACGCCGAAAGACGAAATCCCCTACAAAATTGGCGGTATCTTGAAACTGGGCAAAGACCCCCTGACAAAGGTATACCTGTGATGATGAACCCCATTCAGAAGAATATTGCAGATGGGATGAGCGCAATTGCTGCCGTCCTCACCGAAGCAACCTGTGGCGAAGCTTGCTGGCACGCTCGTGAAGAAGTTTGCCGTTGCTCCTGTGGCGGTAAGAACCATGGCTGTATGAAGACCTCAGCCGGTGGGCTCCGCCCGACCCGCACATGCAAGATTGACGGTCATCGCTATGAACTGGCCGCAGTTGGCAGCTACGGTGAGATGTATCGCGAAGCCCATAACGGTCTCAAAGCTATCGGTCCAAGGTCGGTCACCAAGTCCGGTTACAAGTATTTTTGGGGTGAGCGGGAATCCGGCTCCCCACTCCGTGTCAAGTGTGCCACCAAGGAACAATTCAAGGCGTGGCCTGAACTGGAAGCCCACCGCTCGTTCCGCATGGACGCTGCCAAGACTGCAACCTGCCAAGCTGCTCTGAACGTTAATGCACCATGGCCTTACATGCTCTGGAGGAAGATTTGAGACGCGGCTTGGCTGGGATGAGGTTTATTTCGGTGCCCTGCCGCTCTTTCCATTGGTTGAAGAAATCCTCGGGCAGCTTGCCATAGTGCATGACGATGTCTACTGGCGACTGGTAGTCTTCTTTACCGTCTTCTTTCTTCTTACGCCACTGGTGTCCATTACGAATCTCGGCGACCGCGATGATGCGGTTGGAGCCATGGTATCCAATGGGTGTAGTGATCCTTGCTGTGTCACGGAACTTGTACTTGTCTGGGGTGATACGTGTCTTGGACTTCAGGCTACGAGTTAGCTGGTCGGACGCCTTTCGCCATGCGGCCTCACCCTGAGCGATGGTCGGGAAGATTTGTTCCTTTGGTGGGGTCTCATCATAAGCCACATCAGAGAAGACATCACGGTAGGCACGAATCACATCGTAGTCCTTCATCTTCGCCACGGCGTGAGCCGCCTGACGGGTTATCGCCGCCTCCCACGTGGAGGGCAGGAGTTCCAAGAATCGCTTTTTCATTTCAGGGTGCATGGCTCCGACTGAGTTTTCAAAATTGTAATCCCAGTAGCTTATGCACTCCTTGATGTATCGAGCCTTAATGTCTTCAAGCGCTTCTTTCCAATACTCTGGTGTGTTGGGACTCGTCATCGCGATGTAATAGCTTGGGACATGCCACGAGGCGTCGGAGAGATGAGGACAGCCGTTCGCCAAGTTCGTGAGGTTGATGTCGTCCTCATCCATGTACATGGTGTTAGGCTGCAACTCCATGGCGATGAGGAGCATTCGACCGGGGCCGTAGTATCCAGTATCGCGAGGAGCCCCCATCGCTGTTGACATGTTGGTTGTGACGTAGACGCCGCCATAGCTTTCCCGGCTGGGCTTGTATATGTTGGCGTGCTCGTCATCCTGCCATTCACGCTTCTTGACTTCAGGAATCAACCCCTGAGCTAGGATGGAACGAAGGTTCTTGTACGGTGTACCGTGGTACCAGATGCTTCTCGGAGCCGCAACCTTCTCCCACGGGCCGCTATGTCCCGAACGTACCCCATGGCCTAAAGCTTGTGCCTCAGGATAAGCTGCCAGCACCTCGGGCTTCAGCGTGTTATAGAAATCGTCCTTGCTCAACACTATCTTTGACTGTGGTTCCCAAACAAACTCCCATTGGTCGGCACGGAACTCAATCCAAGCATGGTCACCCCGGCGACCGTCATTCAAATTCACCAGACCATGGACTAGTCTAACGTCTTCCATGCTGGATAGGCTTTGCTTCATACCCGGTGCCTGATCTGTGCTGATGGCCGAGAAACAGTCCTTGAAGCAGTCACCTTTAGCGGCGGAGTTCTTTTCAAACTTCTGCCGGAAACCGTTGCCTTCTGGCGTGAGACCTCCCCAGTTGATAAGACTGCCGAGGTTGTCAGCCTTCAGCTTCTGGAGCATCTTGGTTGCAATGCCTCTGTGACGAGCGTCACGATGGGTCTCAATCATCTTGATGTGGATGACTTCGGCTGGCTCACCTGACTCTGTGTGTATCTCATAGTCAGTGTAAAGACTGTAGTCGATGTAACCCACGGTCTGCCCGTTTGGTCCTTTGCAACGAACGGTGCCATAGGTTTCATTGTCGTGAGCATCGTAGATGTCGTTCTCGTAAGTCACCTTGGAGAGGTAGTCATCCAAGTCGAACTCTTCCCCTGCGAGTTTGGCCGATGATTTGAGCAGCGAATTCTCAAACGTGGTGCGGAAGTTCTCCATTTTTTCAACGAATTTGGCCGATGTTTTGGCCGATGTCAAGTAGGTCGGAATCACATCGCGGGGGATGTGCGTTTCCCAGCTTGCGGTCTTGGGGTCATTTACTCTGAAACCATTCTTCACCTTGCCGCCATAAACAGCATCTTCATCGTTGCGATGGGGGATTGGGAAATACACCTCCCCCTTCGGCCATTTAGCCTTCATCACCTTGCGGATATTATCGGCTCCCACTGGATTGGCTGAGTGTACCTGCCATCCACGTACAGGCATGTTATGCTCCACGAGCCACTTCGCACATTCAAGGCCAGTAGGCACCGTGTAGTCTTCGTATGGGACACGCCAACCATCATCACGCTGCTGAGCCTGTGCCCGAGTCGGACAGTGTTCAATGTCGATGTCATGATCGAAAGAAATAACGTTGGGCATTTCATGGGAATTGAAGTAAGCTACAAACTCATTGTAGTTATGCACAACGTCGATGTTAGGATCATTAGGCACGCGGCAGTCATCCAGATAGAGGATGGTTAGCTTACTCGCTTTCTTTTTCTTGCTATTTGGTAATTTAACCGGGTACCTACTTACTACCTGATAAATCGCATTGAGGAATCCCTTCCAAACTTTGTTAGCCACTGGTGTGTCAGTATACAGACCAAAACAAGTCCAATAGTCCCTGTACGCACTCGAAAATTGACTTGGCTTCTCTCCTCCCTCTTTAATAAGCTTTAAGACTTCGACATCGCTAAAGTTGTGATTACGTAGTTCCTCTACCGCATCTCTCGCAAATGCCGAAATTTCAATGGGAGAACCAAAATACTTTTCGAACTCCTCCCCCTTTTGAACCTGTTTCTTCTCCCTCCTCGGTATAACCTCCCCTTTATTTTTCCTCTTATTCGCCTTAAACTGGTCGAGATGGGTCAATTCATGTGCAAGGATAATGCAAGACTCTTGGACGAATTTAGTCCAACCAGCGTCGTCTGCATTAACCAGTTGGGCAAGATTAGCCTCATTGTAATAGAGGGTAATATTATCCCCCTCGGAGTCAGCGCAACCAGATACGAATACTTCTCCTCTTCCCCCTGTGTTTTCTTCCTCAGTGGGGTCAATCCAAACGCCCCACATACCAAGGGCGTTGCCTAGTACCGTAGCAACTTGTTTCACGTTCTTTTTCGTGCCAACAATTTTACGTTTAAGGCGGTTAAGAAGGGCTGTCCACTCCTTTGTATCTACTTCAGGCAAAGCAGCGGTTTTGGCAGTAGTCTTATTGTCAGAGGCAATCCTCGGCATGTGCCGCATCTCGGGAGTGACTTCTTTGGCTGAAATCTGTCTTACCTTTGTGACTACTTTAGGGTTGAACACTACAACCCATTGTTCCTTACCCTCGTGCCCAAAAGAAGGAGCTTCCAATGCAGCGTCAACACCATGGTCAACCAAGAACCGCAGCAAGGCTAGACCCTTCTTCCCGGAGCCAGCCTCATAATTGACCGTGAGGTTGATGAGAATGTCAGCCGAGAACGTATCCTTCTTCATGCGTTCGCAATGATTCTTCAGGTCGGTAGCGATGAGTTTGCCTTTGCCCAAGTAACGTGTGGCGAACTCCACACCTTCGGCCAGCGGGATTTCCACTTTGTCAGCGAACGTCAGGTTGTCTTTGACGCTAACAAGATACGTTGCCTTACCACCTTTGGCGTATTGTGTTGCACGGGCGTAGCTGGTCGTGAGGTAGAGCCCCGGACCGGCCTCGTAGCGTCCCTTACTTGGGGCTTGAATCTCGATAGGCCCATAGAGGCGACCGCCGTGCCACAGGTCGGCGGCTGTCTTGTTGTACTCTTCACCGAATTGCTCGGATTTCTTTGTCAATGAAGCTGTCCTTGGTGTGTCCACATTACCCTGTTCGATGTGAAGGAATTGAGGAGGAACGCTTCCATAAACGATTATGGTTTGAGCGTCCATTCCCGACTCATAATCATAGCTGTAATTCTGCAAGTCAAGGGCGTGAGCTAACGACTCCCGCGACTCTCCTTCCTGAACGTCAGGCTCCCGGCCAACATAGGGTAACTCACCTCCCGCTGCCTTCATCGCCGCCATATCAATAGCAATAATGGCATCTCCATAGGAACCGTATTCCAACTGTTCGATGTTCTCTGATGTAAACAATGCGGAGCCCACCCATCGGTTGCTCATGCCTCGCGTTTTGTTGGAGACATTGAGCCCCTCTTTCATAATCGCGTAGAGGTTGCTGTCGTCAGTAGCATGGTAAAGTTCTTGCGGGAATGACCAGAACTCCTTATTGAACTCATCCTCGGCATCAGGGTAAAAATCTTCGATGCGACAGGTGTTGACAAACTCCTGAGGATCGTCGTAAAACATGACTGCTCCATCATCGGATACATCAATCACGGCATCCTCAGTGCAATAGAGGGCACCACCGGGATAGGCGTGGGCTTTCCAAGCTTCAAACTCATTCAGGGTACGTTCGACCGCCGCTTTGTCTCCCTCGACCGAGTTCAGACGGTCTTCAAGCGTCTGCTCATTCATCACTACCTCAGGCTCTGGCTGGCCTTCTGGGTGCCAGTCACCTTGCAAATCGGGCTCCATCTCCGGGAAGAGGAAACCGGGACGGTTGGGGTCAGTGGCTTGCTTCAGTAGTGCATTCTTTCTATTCCCGAAGGGGCGATGTGGTTGGTGCCACAGGTTTTTTCCATCACTGGTCTGACGAGCCGCTTCTCCCTGCTTCAAAGTAAGGGTGAATTCCTTATATTTGCCATCTGGTGAAACCTCAACTGAACCGGAGGCCAGTTTCTTTCCCACGGTGCGAATATCCTTGGCATCGAAAATCACAAAGTTGGAAGTCCCTTTTCCTTGGTTGCGGCTGTAGGCATCGAGGTACTTAATACCTTTGACTCCGAGGGATAGAAGATACAAACTCGCTGCCTTAGATGAGCCCTTCTCTTCAGACAGACGATGGTAGATTTCCTTCCCTGTGCCGGTGAGCCCCGCTAGAGCTTGAGCCACCTTTGGAGGCTGCTGTTCGTTATCCCAATCGAGCAACACGTCTGCTTCAGGAATCTGTGCTTCCATAAGCAGACCCTTAGCTCTCTTCACGTCCGCTTTGCTGAGAGAATGAGTAAGGTCATAAATCTTCTGGTAATAATCCAGCCCCTTGTCCTTTGTCCATTCATCCTCACGTTTAGCTTCGGTGAGCATCTCATTAGCGAGTCGCTTCGCACCCGCTGTGCCCATGCTCATAATCAAGTCAGCAGCTTTCTGTTCAGCAGTGCCAGCTTCGGTGCGAACACCTTTAATCTCATAGAAGGTAGGTACAGGCGAGCCACCAACCCCTTCTTCACCTGAATACTGTTTCGCTACTTCCTTATTCTCGGCGAAGTAGAAACCCCATCCATAGGCGTTCGCCCCCTCACCCGTGCCAATGTACTCAGCATTGAACTCGTCATGCTGATGAGGCGTGCCATGCCATGCCGCAGTCTTCTCTTCGCCTATGATTTTCACCTGACTTGGTTCGAACACCACAGCGTCAAAATTCTCATCTGAATCAGGGAGGATAATACCGTCGTATCCCAGCCCTATCAGTTCATCAATGCTGTACTTATCATACTCATCCCATCCAGCCGGGTTAGTTATCTTAACCTTACAGCGTAGGATAACCTTGACACTGGTTGCACCACGCTCCCCATTCTTGAGAGCGTTCAAGTCAGACGTGAGCCAGAATGTATTCTGTGCCCCCTTGTTCATGTCCACTCGGGAGAAGGGTTTGTCAGTACCGTGGTAGAGGATGTACTCGTTGGTGGAGGCTGTCTTCACTTGAGAAGTCACATCGCCAACCAACTGCACAGCCTTTCCGCTGTACGTACGCCATTCTCCAAGAGCCGACTCCTGCGTGCCCATGGCACCGGGAATGGGCTTAAACTGGAGGATGGCAATTTCGGACTCAGGCACCTTCGCCAGACCCTCGGCGTCGGATGCGAAGAACAGGGGGTTCAGAGCCCCGCCAGCGTGCTCTCTGGTGGCACAGAAGAGTTTGTACTGGTCGAAGTCAATATCCTGCTTCTCCTTGGCCGTCATAGGGCGTTTAAATGCACTCCAGTAGTGCTCGTCGCGTCCTTGCCAGCCATCCCCGACAGGTTCCAACCCCTCGGCCTTCAATTGACTCTCCGACTTGGGGCTTACAAACCCAGCGTGTTGAATTTTCTTTCCTTCCAGCAGTGCTTGCAAGTCATCAGGGTAGGGTTCACCGGGGTTCCAATTATTGGGTGCGCGATAAGCACCAGCCCAGCGGATAAACTCGGTGAGCCATGGCCTATCAGCACCCGCCCCCTTGGTCGCGAGGTCAAGCATTTGCTGAATGGTGAACTCACCGGCAGCGACACGCTTGGCTTCAATCATAGCGTTGTAGATACCCTTGGCGATGTCTAAGTCCTCAGTGAAGCTGATGGACTTGTCGTCACCACCTCCAAGACCAAGACCGCTGCCCATATCGAGTTCGAAGCGAGACATCAAGTTACCACTCTGCACCTTGCTCTTAGCTGTGGTGACATGGTAAAGGGTTTGAGGCAGAGGCTTGAACCCATCAGCCATTCTGCCCCCGATGGAGTTTGCTATGTAGTTACGATTGTCGGCTTCCTTAGGGTCAAATTGACCAAGAGAGATGGCAGCAAGAAGGGATTGATCCCACTCGTTGCCACGACGGTAACGTTGACGACGCTCGTCATCCGTTTCATTCTCATGCCAGCCTTTTCCTGAGTATTCCTTCCTGTCTTGCTGATAGGCATCATCGTAATCGGCTGCGGTCTTGGGGGCTGGGTCATCGTGAGGAACAGCGGATGCGACTTTACTCTTCTTCTTGAACGTCTTAGGTTCCCAGTAGACCTTCCAGTGTTTCTCATACTTGCCAGTAATGCCACACTTTGACTCACCCGGCTTCTCCACAAAGGCACAGAGGCTCTCGGCCACAGGCTTCTTGTCCATGGTGAAGATTATGCGTTCACCCTTCAGCACGCGAGGGCGACTGCGGAAGGCCCAGAACTCCATCTTATGTGCTGGTGGTTCATCCCAAAAATGGTCACGAGCTTCCTTAGGCACTTCAATGTAGAAAGCGTAGTGACCCGTATACGCAGCGGTTTTGTCTGGCTCTGAAAGTTCAATGTAATAACGGGTAGCTCCACCCTCACCTGATACCCCCACTTTGAACCCGGCACGGTGGCTGCTCCACACTGTATCAAAATCATCCTTGGTCACAGGCACGGGCTTCTTGTACACAACCGCTTCATAGATGCGGAGGCAGTCTTGCCATGTTCCATCACCCGGAACTTTCTCCCATTCTTCATAAAGAGCATCACTGGTCTTATTCAGTGTGAAGCAGTCGGGCTCGGCTATTATGTGGTGGTCAACCTCAAGGGAGGATTGATCGAATTGGCTGAGAGGAAACTTGAATACGATAGGTGTTCCACCGTTTTCATCACACGCCGCATCGGCGAAGGACTCAGCGATACGCTGTGTGCCCCAGTAGTTGGGGGCGTTCAACACACCAGCATCCCCATTCTTGAAGATACCTTTGAGTAAGGCTGAACTGGTGCCGTGGTAAAGGAAGGTTGTAGACGCCGTGATGTTTTGTTTTGAACTAAACTCCCCATTGTTTCCAATGGCAGACTTCACCTGATTCGGGCTACCGATAACCACCCATATACCATGTCCCCAGTCGATGCCGTCATATCCCTTCGCCCGGAGTTTATCAAACATCTGTGCCTGAAACCGCTTGTAGTTCTCAACCTTTCGGAACGCTTCATCTTCCTCAGGTGTAAATTTATAGGGGTTCTTGATAGACAGGTAGCAAGGCATGACACGCGACCGGGTGTTCGTCTTCTCATACTTCCCATGCTCATAAACGTACCCTTGGCTGTCATTGTTATCAGCGTAGGATGAAGCCGAGTCGGGGCTGTCAGTGAACCAGATACCGTTCTTGTTGTTCCTGAACGCAGGGAA